TCCATGTGTGAAATATCTTGCTGAGTACCCGCAAAGTTAATCCACTTGAACCACTCAATTTTGTCATTGTCAGAAATAGGCGTATCGTACTCGCACAGTCTGTATGCTGTAATGTAATGACGTTTGATTTGACCTAGGTACTCTTTCGGTAGTTCGCTACAATAGTAGCCGCAGAATGTAAATTTATCTTTCAGGTACTCGATAAACGTGGATAGGCGCTGTTTACCGTCTATGACCTGATACACATCATTCGTCAGTTGAATCACGCTTATGGGTGGAATACTACGTCGAACGATAATACTCTCTATCAAGGCTTGTTGCTGATTAGGTGTCCATACTAAAGAACGTTGCAAGTTCATTCTCTTGGTAGGAAGAAATACATCAAAATCAAAACTATAGCGCAACACACCAAAACCTTGTGCTATACACAAGTCTCCAGAACCAATATCATGTCTTTGCAGAAAAGAACTTCTTATTTCAGGTAGTTTAGTTTTCATATTATTTGCTCCAAAAATGTACAAGTTTACCCTTACCTAAATTAGCCGTCAAGAAACGCTCATACATCCACCCTATTTAATAAATTCCGATACTTCTCTTCCCAGTACTGCACCTCCTTTTCTGCCTCTACGCGCATTTCATGAGGAGACTTACCACTTTTTTTCTGCACAGTCACAAGAATAGTTTCGTGTGCCTCTAAATGGTCTAAGCTGAACTCGATGTAGTTCGGGGCTTTCATTTCGTTAAGCAACTCATAAAACGCCTCGGCTACAAGAGGAACAATTCTCGATTTTAGTTTTAGGTCAATGTTGCCATCTTTTACTTGGAAACTTTCCAAAGAAATTTCACCGCAAAGGGCTTGGCGAAGTTGGTCTTCAAGTTTTCGCACGTATGGGAATAATCTGAGAAATTGTCTAATCATATCTAACTCTAATATCGAACGTCTCCGCGTATAGAGACTCGAATCAACTCTGTTGTTTCTTGCGTACACCAACGCACTTTAGCACACATTTTTAGTGAAATCATCTATCTTGAGACTTGTGTTATACTGCATAAACGCATTATATAAAACATTCAAATGACTTTAGAGTATTACATCCCAGAAACACTATCCCAAGTAGACCCTAATCTAAGAGGTATTTATAAAATAACTTGTTCTTACAACCAAAAAATTTATGTGGGGAGTACTTGCGCTGGATTTTTATCCCGATGGAGAAGGCATTTGTTGGATTTACGGAAAAATTGCCACGATTCAAAAACAATGCAAAACTCTGTAAATAAATATGGTGTAAACACTTTGCAATTTTCTATACTGGAAGTGCTGCAAGACCACGAAGCTCCAGAGATTTTTAAACGAGAGCAATTTTATTTAGACACTTTAAAACCCCACTTTAACTACAATAAGAGAGCTACGGGAGGTTCTCAAGGGATGAGCGAAAAACAGAAACTGAAGAATAGGGAAATTCTTCGTACAGCCCCACCTCGCTCAGACAATACTTCAGGGGTAAAAGGGATAACATACTTCCCTTTAGTAAATAAGCAAAAACTAGATATTATAGATAGGTGGGTAGTCTCTATCGGTACACATGGTCATAAAATTAACATCGGATGTTTTTATGATTTTGAGGAAGCTAAGTTAGCTAGAAGTCTAGCTGAGGCTAAGTTTTTCAGCTCTTACTTTGACTCTATGCCGACGGAGGCAAGAAATATTCTCGTCAAAGAATTAAGAGAGGATAAGCAAAAATTATATGCGTATATCAATCTGACAGACGACTTAATGTTAAAGTCTTTGGAACTAAGAGGTAAGCGGTAAAAAAAAACAAAATCATCCTCCTTAGTACATATCTTTTGTTTGATATAATAACCAAATGAGTAGACCCCCACGCAACGGATATACAGTCAACAGCGACGCAGAATTGTCTGTGTTGGATACTACACTAATACCTGCAAATACGCCTCTAATCAACTTTGACCGTAAATGTTGGGGCATCTTCACTAATATATCTAGTAGTCTCAACGCATCGTCTGGTTTCGAGTATATACCTCAAAACGACATTGACGCATACACGCTCACCTTAATCACAATCTCGACCGACACATACTTCCTCGACCTCGCTGGCGCGACTCAATACATCAGCATCACCTTAGCAACCAACACAACCCTCACAATCCTCAATGCTGACAAGTACACCAAATATTTTATCGAACTTGTCCCGAACGGTCACATAATCAAGAATTTCACTGATATTTTCTCGCTACCTAAACAATACAGCCAAGCAACACTTCTCACTGCATATTTTGGCAAGCAAGTCCTCGAACTCCAATACATTAACAAACTTTACGCAAACATTGACTACAGCGATAACATCACTCCTAATGGCGCTGTCGCTACGGTGCAGAAAATAAATTGGGCGGCTCCTTCTAGCGAAGCGTTGTATCTGGCATTCGGGACATCAACAACCGCATACACTGGCGCTGGCATCTCAGCTATTGCAGCCACTGTGGGAACTCCGAGCATCAGCAAATCGCGCCTCTTACTCGGCTCCACTGGACGACTTGAAGCAACTAAGACCAGCACTCTCAACCTAAACGAAACTGACTTTACTATCTCCTTCTTTTCTGCCAAAACGAGCATAGGCGAGTATGGTTGTATCCTAGGCAGTCATAGAGCTTCCAGTGTAGGCTTTTATGTGGGTGTAGCGGCTGACAGTACCTTGTTTGCTATCTTTGGGTCTAATGTGTTGTCTTGTGCCTTACCAGACGATACAGCAGAGCATAGTGTTGTCATCAACCGCATCGGACGAATCTACAAAATATTTATTGATGGAGTTCTGAGCGCTCACCTCAAAGCAGCCAATAATTTCAACAATAATTCAACTGAACCTCTGTGTATCGGGAGTTTAAAAAATGCAGTAGGTACTCCTACGTGGACTTCACAAAGTTGGCAAGGATATTTGCGCCAGCTTACTATCAACACCAGTGCCAGCATCCCTTTTTCTGCCCATGACGTACCCCCCAAAGACTCCCTAACTATGAACACAGTCTTGTTGTTGAAATTTAACGTCAGTGATGCCGATTTCGCTCAGTACAACCTCCCAAGAAGTTTTACATCGAATACTACAGTTCAGCCACTAATCGCGTCAGGACGGCTCAATAAGTACTCGCATATTGGATATACCAGCAGCAACTTGGAGATAACTGGTAACGTTACCTTAGAAGCGAAAATTTACAATCCTTCTGGCAATACTCGCGGAGCTATTATTGATGTCGAGGGTGGTTTTACGTGGGGCATCTATGACCTCAAGCTTCGTATCACTTTTGGCAGCTTCACTTTAGATGGTGTAACTGATATTCCTGACAGTACAGTAGTTGATGTGTCTTTTGTCAAGTCTGGCACAAGCTGTTCTCTATTCTTGAATGGCGAACTCGAAGCAACTGCAACTACAAGCGAAGTAATGAATGCAGCCTCGTTAAGCTCAGAGTTTAGTATCAAACGTACTTATACTCAAGATACTGCGGTAGCAAGCCTCAATACTTCATTATTCCGTAGTAGAAGTTGGATTGAGATTGCACAGCTACGAGTTACTAAATCTGTGCGCTATACTAGTAATTACATACCTGATTTTTCTTACGGTCAATAATTCATGGAACACTTTGCCAATTTTGGTGTCGTTAAAAAAGCTAACAAAATAAAAAAGAATGATTTTCTTTTAAAAAAAGGAGAAGACCTTTATGCTTCTTCACAAGGCTCTGGCACAAGAAGGTTATTAGACGAAGGGTATACGTTAGGTAGTATTTTAGATAGTCATGGTGTAGTTAATGACAGGCGGCTCCCACTCCCCAGTCATATATATGATGATATAGGATGGAGTAGAACTAGAACTAACGGTCAACTCCCCCCTAGTATGCACGACAGTGGAATTGGTTGGTCGAGAGCTAATGTAGAGTTTCCTCAAAAGCCAGTGAAAGAGCTACCTCAGTATCTAGCTGGTAAAAATAGAGCTATGTTTTTAGGGGAATCTAGAAAAGCTCAAAGAAAAGCTCAAGGACTACCAGAACTGATGCGAAAACCTACTACAGGCGAATACGCAGAATCAAGGCTGACACCTAATACAGATGCTTTCACAGATGTCCGTAAAACAGATGACCTTG